TGCAGTTCGCAGGTAAACCAATTGAAATAAGTCCAAATAGAATTTACAATTGTGCATTTGCACCGATTGATGACTGGAGAGTATTTTCGGAAATTATGTTTTTATTATTAGGTGGAACCGGTGTAGGTTATTCGGTTCAACAACATCATGTGGAAGCGTTGCCTGAAATTAGAAAACCAAATGCTGACAAAACTCGTAGATTTCTTATTGGAGATAGTATTGAAGGATGGGCAGATAGTATTTCAGTATTAGTTAAAGCTTATTTCTTTGGGGGAAGTAAACCTCAATTTGACTTTAGAGATATTAGAGCAAAGGGTGCAAGATTGATTACATCAGGTGGTAAAGCACCAGGACCTCAACCACTAAAAGAATGTCTTATCAAATTAGAAGGTATATTAGATACAAAAAAAGATGGTAGTAAATTAACTCCATTGGAAGTACATGATATGGTTTGTCATATTGCAGATGCAGTATTGGCAGGTGGTATCCGTAGAGCTGCATTGATTTCTTTATTCTCTGCAAGTGACGAACAAATGATTAGTTGTAAGAGTGGTGCATGGTGGGAAACAAATCCACAAAGAGGTAGAGCAAACAATTCAGCAGTTTTAATGAGACATAAAATTACAAAAGAATATTTCTTAGAACTTTGGAAAAGAATTGAAGCAAGTGGAGCAGGTGAACCTGGTATCTACTTATCAAACGACAAAGATTGGGGAACTAATCCATGTTGTGAGATTGCATTAAGACCATTCCAATTTTGTAATTTGTGTGAGGTTAATGTAAGTGATGTAGTTGACCAAGACGATTTGAATGCAAGAGTAAAAGCAGCATCATTCATTGGAACATTGCAAGCAGGTTATACTGATTTTCATTACTTAAGACCAATTTGGCAAAGAACAACTGAAAAGGACGCACTTATTGGTGTATCTATGACAGGTATCGGAAGTGGTGCAGTTTTGAAAATGGATATGAAAGAAGCGGCAAAAGTTGTAAAAGTAGAAAACAAAAGATTGGCAGAAGTAATGGGTATCAATCCATCTGCAAGAACTACAACTGTTAAACCTGCAGGAACAACATCATTGACTTTAGGAACAAGTAGTGGTATTCACGCTTGGCATAATGACTACTATATTCGTAGAGTAAGAGTAGGTAAGAACGAAGCAATTTATTCTCACTTATTATTAAACCATCCTGAATTAGTAGAGGATGAATATTTTAGACCACATGATACTGCAGTTATTGGTATTCCACAAAAAGCACCATCGGATGCAATCTTTAGAACTGAATCTCCAATTCAATTATTAGAGAGAGTTAAGAAAGTACATAGTGAGTGGATTAAACCAGGACATAGAACAGGAAATAATTCACATAATGTATCCGCAACTGTTTCAATTAGAGAGCATGAGTGGAAAGCAGTAGGTGAATGGATGTGGGAAAATAAAGAATATTACAACGGACTTTCAGTATTACCGTATGATGGAGGCAGTTATATACAAGCCCCCTTTACCGATTGTACTAAAGAAGAATATGAAAAACTTATGACAACTTTAACAGAAGTAGACTTGAGTAAAGTTATTGAAATTGAAGATAATACGGATTTATCAGGTGAAGTAGCTTGTGCAGGAGGTGCTTGTGAAGTTAAATAAAGATGATAAAGAATTATATTATTTGGAAAATGGTAAAGTGGTGTTCACTCCTGAGTATCACCTTAAACGAGGTGATTGCTGTGGGAGTGGGTGCCGCCATTGTCCATATATTCCAGTAGGTATAAAAGGAAATAAAAATACAAAACAAAAACAAAATGGTAACAGTTAAAAAATTCTCAGCAGTATGGTGCGGCCCTTGTAGAGCTTTAGCACCGGTGATGAACGAAATCAAAGGTAATTATTCAAATGTAAAGTTTGAAGAATATGATATTGATGAATATAGTGAAGTAACAGAAAAATACGGAGTCCGTTCAGTTCCAACCGTAATTATTGAAAAAAATGGTGTTGAGTTACAAAGATTTACAGGACTTTCTTCTAAAATGGCATATGTTAATGCAATCAATGAGGCAGTAAAGTAAATTTGGTAAAGTGGGAAAAATAGGTTATATTAGATACATGTTAAGAGGTGAAGCACATCCAATGCACAAACTGACGGAAGTACAGGTATTGCAAATTAGGGAACTATACAAAATAGGTCATAGAAATATTAATGTAATAGCTAGGAACTATAAAGTATCACCTGCAAACATTAAAAAAATAGTTACAAACGAAACGTGGAAACACATGGTTAAATGGCCATATGAAAGTACAAGATAAGTTATATTGTGATACATCCAAATTTAGTGTAAGGTTAATAGAAAAGTCAGTTGCAAAGAATATAATAGTGAAACATCATTATTCTAAACAATGGACAAAAGTTAGTTACGCATTAGGTTTGTTCTACGAAAACGACACCGAACATAAATTCTTTGGTGGAGTAAATCAGGAACTAATTGGAGTGATTTGTTATGGTGACCCGATTGGTAGACATTGTGGGGCATCTATAAGTGAAACATTGGATAGAACGGAAGTGATGGAGTTAGTAAGACTTTTTGTATTTGACGGATATGGTTGCAACATTGAAAGTTGGTTTGTCGGAAAGTCTTTTGAATGGTTAAAAGAAAACGCAAAACAAATAAGAGCATTGATATCATACTCCGACCCTGTACAAGGACACAAAGGACAAATATATCAGGCAACAAATTGGTTATATCAAGGAACAAGTATTAGACCCAACGACACATGGGCATTTCGTTTTGAAGAAGGTGGTAAATGGATACATGGTAGAACTATGGCACCTTATTGGGGAACAACCTCACCTTTCAAATTACAAGAACTTATTGATAAACCATTTTGGGTAAAAAGAGAACCAAAGAAACATAGGTATATCTACATTTTGGGCAAGGATAAAAAAGATAAAAAGGAATTGTTGAAAAGAATAAAACATCCACTATATGAATATCCAAAAACATTAGAGAAATATACCGAAGAAATATTAAAATTAGAACCAATTGAAAGAGTTAAATAAGTTATATTGTGATACGAGCAGAGTATCAATTAGAGAAATCAGTTCAGCAGTTGCAAAAGAGATTATAGTTAAGAAACACTATACGCACGCATGGACGGCTTGTAGATACGCATTAGGAATATTTTATAGAACCGATGAGTCAAATGCAGTTGGTGATAATCATAAATTGATAGGATGTTTAGTTTATGGTTTTCCAGTAGGAGCAAGAGCATCAACATCGGTTTGTGAAGGTTTGACAAAAGATAATATTTTAGAATTGACAAGATTGTATTGTGATGATGGATATGGTTCAAATATTGAGTCATTTGCATTAGGACAATCGTTTAAGTGGTTTAGAGAGAATGATAAAGCAATCAAAGTTTTAATATCATACGCAGATAACGGACAAGAACATTTAGGAGGTATTTATCAGGCAACCAATTGGATTTATCAAGGGATGAATACTGACATTGCTTTAATGCCGAATTACGGAATATCTTTATCAAATAACCCTTACAAATGGATACATAGTAGAACTGTGTTTTCAATGTGGGGTAGTGGTAATTTAGAAGCATTGAGGGCAGGAATTGGTAAGGATGGTTATAAAGAATTTTGGAGAAGGGAGGAACCACCAAAACATAGATACATACAAATCATAGGTGAGGACAAAAAGGAAAAGAAAGAGCTAAAGAAAAAACTAAAGCACGAAATTAGACCTTATCCTAAAAATACACAGGAATTCAACAAAGCAATTCAAAACCATACAACGATAGAACCTGAAACTGACATTAAGACAAAGTTTTGGTAATATCAAATAATTTAAGTATATTAGACATATGAAATTTTGGGATACAGGTACAGAAATAAAAAAGACAGACGCATTTGATTTTGAAAGAAATAAGAGAGAGTTAATTGAAAACTTAGATTACTTATTTACTATGTCGGTGCAAGAACAGACCCTTTATAAAAAGTGGTTAGAGTGGAATGAAGATTTGCATGCAAGTATGAAATTACTGCCGGCACTTCACCAACAATATGACAAGATTTGGCAACCGAAAGACCTATTAGACAAAGAAGGGACAATCAAAGAAATCCAAGAGATGCAACCTTATGTTGAGTTAGTTGGAGAAGGTGATGAAGCAACCCGTTGGACATATGTTAGAAAGTTAATTTCCTCAATGGAATTTACAGCAAATCCAGGTCGTAATGTAAAAGGTTATGTAAAAGATAAAGTAAGTGGTAAGATATTGGGTGTTATCAGTTTAGGTAGTGATATTACCAGTTTGGGAGTTAGAGATACTTTTATTGGTTGGACTAAGGAGGACAAATTCAATGGTGGTAAATTAAACTGTACTGCAATTGGAACATCAATCATCGCAACTCAACCATTGGGATATAATTTCTTAGGTGGTAAGTTGGTATCAGCATTGACAACCTCACCTACATTTAGACAAGAGTGGAAAGATAAATACAAAAATACATTAGTAGCAGTTGGAACGACATCATTATATGGCATTCATTCACAATACAATGGCATTCCACATTTCAAAACATTGGGTGAAAGTAAAGGTAAAATCAGTATTAAACCTGATGACAAATATTACGATGTATGGCATCATTGGTTACAAGAGAATAAAGCTGATTGGTATAGAGACCAAATTGAATTAGCATCAGCAGATAAGTCCGGCCCAGTTAGTGGTGTTAAACAAAAGATATTAGGACAAATATTCAAAGAGTTAGGAATTAAAAACGATACATACCATCACGGATTTAAGAGAGGTGTATATTTTGCACCAATGTATGAGAATGGTAATGATTATCTTTGTTCTAAAATTGATGAGGACAAATTGATAATGAAACCAAAGTTTGTACAAGGTGATGAATATACAATCAAATGGTGGAAAGAAAAAGCAATAAAGAGATATTCTAAATTGCACGAAGAAGGTAGATTGAAACCAGAAAAGTTATTCTATGCAGACGCAATCGGTTTAACTTGGGAGGAAATGAAAGACAAATTTTTAGCAGACGTGGGTAGATAAAATAGCATATGTATCAAAACATTTATTACGAGAGACAAAAGAATTTAATGCATCTTTGGGATGACAAAAACGGGTATCAAACAATGCCATACCGAAAGTATGCGTATAAGAAAGACCCACATGGAGAACATCTCTCAATGAATGGTGAGAAACTAAGTCGTATTTCAAAGTGGGAAAAGGATGAAGCAAATGACTTATTTGAAAGTGATGTTCCAGAAACAACAAGAGTATTAGTAGATATTTACAATAGTGATATTCCCTCAACAGGACATAGAATATTGACTTTTGACATTGAGGTTGAAATGATTACCGGATTACCAAACACACGAGAAGCACAAAACGAATTGACAGCAATCGCTGCACATGACGGAGCAACAAAACTCTATGATGTATTCGTATTAGATAAAGACAAAACAGTAAAAAATAATGCAAAAACATTTAGCAAAGATGGGAGAGAGGTTAGCCTTCACGTTTTCGATAACGAGAAAAATCTCTTACTTGCTTTCCTTAATTATTACGAGGAAATTGACCCAACTATTCTTACGGGATGGAACATAGATTTCTTTGATATTCCATACCTTTACAATCGTATTAAAAATGTATGTGGTGAAGGACATGCAAAAAGACTTTCTAGAATAGGACAATGTTTCTATTCACCTTATAGAGAAAAGTGGACATTCGGTGGTGTATCTATTTTAGATTATATCAGTCTATACAAACAATATAACTTTGGATTAGAATCAGCATATACTCTAAATCACATCGCAACAAAAGAATTAGGTAGAGGTAAGGTTGAGTATGAAGGAAGTTTGGATGACTTATTTGTAAACGATTTAGAAAAGTTTATTGAGTATAACATTGTCGATGTAGACTTAGTGGTAGCAATGGATGAAAAGTTAAAGTTTATAGATTTATGTCGAGCTATATGTCACGCCGGTTATGTTCCTTACGAAGATTATATGTTTTCGTCAAAATGGTTAGAGGGAGCTTGTTTAGCATACCTTAAAACTAAAAACATGGTTGCAACAAACAAACCTGCAGATAGGAGAGAAAGAATGCAGGCTTTGAGAGATAACGACCAAGAAAAGTTTATAGGTGCATATGTAAAAGAACCTATCGTTGGAAAGTATGATTGGATATATGATTTGGATTTAACATCTCTATACCCATCAATCATTATGACACTAAATATTAGTCCTGAAACAAAGGTTGGTAAGATTTCAAATTGGGATGCAGAACAATATATCAAAGGTGAGGAAGTTATATATAAGTTGAAGGGCAAAGATGGTGATGAATACGAATACAACCGTCAGGAACTAGCAGATGTTATTAAAGATAGTGAATTAGGTGTAGCAGCTAATGGAGTTCTTTATATGCAAGATAAACCAGGTTTAATTGCGGACATTCTAAATACATGGTTTAACAAAAGGGTTGAATATCGTAAATTAGAAAAGAAATATGGTGAGGAGAAAAATACCGAATTATATGAGTTCTATGGTAAGAGACAACACGTTCAGAAAATCCTTTTGAACTCAATGTATGGTGTATTAGGTTTACCAGCATTCCGTTTCTATGATGTGGATAATGCAGAAGCAGTAACCCTAACAGGACAAGTCGTAATTAAAAAGACGGCTGAAATGGCAAATAGAAAATATTGGAAAGAATTAGGAACAACGGATGACTATAATGTTTATATTGATACTGACTCAATTTATATGATGGCAGAACCTTTGGTAAAACATAGATACCCAGAATATAAGACATTTGATGAAAAGAGAATGGCAGTTGAGGTGGACAATATTGCAACCGAAACACAAACATTCTTAAACTCATTTTATGATTTATTGGCAGAGAGATTTTTCTTTATCCCAAAAGACAAACATAGATTTGAGATTAAAAAGGAATATATCAGTAAAGCAGGATTTTGGGTAGCAAAGAAAAGATATGCACAATGGATGATTTTGAAAAACGGAATACCATGTGACAAACTAGATGTGAAAGGATTGGATGTAGTTAGAAGTTCATTCCCTAAAGCATTCCAAAAGTTTATGTCTACAATGTTGAAAGATATTCTAATGGGTAAAGACCATGAATACATAGATGACACCCTATTGACATTTAAGAAAAGTTTACCAACACTACCTGTAAATACAATCGCAAAAGGTGGAGCATTAAAAGAGTTGAGTAAATATGATAAGGGAAATTGGAAATCAGGAGACGCAGTAGCAAACTTTGAGAAAGGAACACCAGCACACGTTAAAGCCGGAATAACATACAATAGATTATTAAAATTCTTCAATTGTCCATATAAGCATGAACCAATTAGAGATGGTGATAAAGTAAAGTGGGTATATCTTAAAGACAACCCATTAGGATTAGAAACAGTTGCATTCAAAGATTATAATGACCCAAAGGAAATTATGGATTTTGTGGAAACCTATGTGGATAGAAACAAAATATTTGAAGCAGAATTAGAAAACAAATTAGATGACTTTTATAACGCATTGAAGTGGGATAAAGTCACCGCAGACACAAAAACCGCAAAAAAGTTTTTTGCATTTTAATTATGAAAGGATTAAAGTTTTGGAAACCATTAACATTTGATATTGCAACATTCAAATGGAGGTTACATGAAAGAAGAAATAAAGAATTTATTGGAAATGGTTCCGATAAAGGAAAGGCCACATACAATTTTAATGAATTGGGATTTAGAGGAGCTTCTCCAAAAAAGAAAGGATTTAAAATAATGAGTATTGGTTGTTCTCATACCGAAGGTATAGATGTATATGACCATCAAACCTGGCCGGCTCAACTATCATCTTTAATATCAAATTCCGTTGATGTAAATTTGGGAATAAGTGGTAGAAGTAATGATTATATAGCAAGAAGTATTTTAACATATGCAAATGAATTCAAACCTGATTTGATTTTAATTATGTATACTTACCCAAATAGAAAAGAATACTATACCGAAACTGGTGGAATAGAACCATATCATCCAAACCCTTGGGGATATTTTGATGAAGATAGAGAAGGTAGATTAGAATGGGCAGGTATTGTAAGTTCTTCAAATGAGCAAAATGATTTAATGAATTGGTATAAAAATCATATGTTAATTACATATTATTTAAAAGATATGGGTATACCATTTTTATGGAATGGAACATTTGTAGGAACCGATTACAAAGATGAAAATAGATTTGATGGAAACTATCCTCCCCTAAAAGATACACACCAACACGCAACATATTTAGAAAATAAAGAATATGCTCAAAAATTATATAAACATTTAGAAAAAATTGGTATTATCAAAAATTAGTCGTATATTAGTAAAACAAACATAAAACATGAACAAAAACAATTTATTAAAATTCATTCAAAAGTATTCACTAGGTGGACTTATTGAATCAGTAGCGTGGAACGCAGAAGGAACGAAATTATCAGTTAGATTTATTTCAGATGACAAAACATTATTAGGTGAGGTAGAGTTTAACGCTTACACATCAACACCAATGAATGTTGGTATTTACACAACATCATTATTAAAAAATATGATTGGTGTATTAGACAACGACTTAACATTGAAAGTTGACAAAGCAGGTGATAAATCGGTATCATTAAAGTTATCGTCTGACGAAACTGAAACATCTTATCAATTAGCAGACTTAGGAGTTATTCCACCTGTACCAGATTTGAAGCAATTACCTGATTTCAATATTGATATCGAAATGGCATCAACTATGATTGACAAATTTATCAAAGCAAAAGGTGCATTGAGTGATGTAGATACGTTTACAGTATTTACCGAAGGTGGTGATTTAAAGATGGCAATTGGTTATTCTTCAATTTCGACAAATAGAGTAACATTTACCGCAACAAAATCATTTGATGATATTGTTAAACCAATCTCATTCTCAGCAAAATATTTAAAAGAAATTCTTACTGCAAATAAAGAAGCAACATCTGCAAAATTAAAAGTATCAACCGATGGTTTAGCAAATGTTCAATTCCAAATCGATGACTTTATTTGTAAGTATTATTTAGTAGAAATCTCAAATTAATAAAATGAAAGAACAATTAGAATTATTCCCAACAGAAGTTGGTTATGAATTATCCCCACAAGAGGAATTACAACAACAAGAAGCGGGTAGTATTGATACAACAGAAATTAATGTACCTGAAGCACAACCAATTCAAGATGCTGAATGGTGTTTTCAATTTTTTAACAATGAACCAATTGTATTTGCATGGTCAAATGAAGGCGAAGAACCAGCTCCTTTGATTTTACAATTACAACCAACAGAAGGTGAAGGATTGAATTTTCAACAAAACGGAATGACTTTTAGAGTATTCCCAAGAGAAATTAGTGAAGAAACAAAACAACAAAGAGCAGAACAAAATGCAAATCAAAATAAAGAAGCTTAGTCCAGAAGCAGTAATACCAACCTATGCAAAAGATGGTGATGCCGGTATAGATTTAGTTGCAACATCAATGAAGTTTGATGGTACACAAATCACATACGGAACAGGATTGGCAATGGAAATACCCGAAGGATTTGTAGGATTAGTATTCCCTCGTTCATCCATTCGTAAAACCGATTTATCATTGAGTAATTCGGTAGGTGTAATTGATAGTGGATATAGAGGTGAAATACAGGCAACATTTAATCAAAGGTCATTATCATCTCAAAGTGGTAGTTTTGTATATGGTGTTGGTGATAGGATTATGCAAATTATAATTATCCCACACCCCCCTATCGAATTTAAAGAAGTAGATGAATTAACAAACACCGAAAGAGGCGAAGGCGGATTCGGTTCAACTGGAAAATAATATGAGTTTTTTCGCAAACGAAAACAATAAAAAAGAACATAGCTTGTGGGTGGAGAAATACCGTCCACAAACTCTTGCTGACTATGTTGGTAATGAAACCATCAAAGAAACAATTCAGCAATATTTAGATGCAAATGACATACCACATTTATTGTTGTATGGAAAAGCGGGTACGGGTAAGACCACACTTGCTAAACTAATCGTAAATAAAATCAAATGTGACTTTATGATTATCAACGCATCGGATGAAAACAATGTGGATACTGTTAGAACAAAGGTTAAGAACTTCGCATCATCAGTTGGATTTGCAGGTTTCAAAGTAATCATCTTAGATGAGTTTGATTATATGACACCAGGAGCACAAGCGATTTTGAGAAACTTAATGGAAACATTCAGTAAGCATTGTAGATTTATCTTAACCTGTAACTATATTGAGAAAATTATTGACCCTATCCAAAGTAGATGTCAATCTTTCGCAATCACACCTCCGACTAAAAAGGATGTAGCAGTTCAGGTAGCAAAGATATTAGATGCAGAAAAGATTAAGTATGAACCAAAGAATATGGCTGATGTGATTAATTCATATTACCCAGATATTAGAAGGATACTTAATACTTGTCAATTACAATCTGCAAAAGGTGAATTGAAAGTAGACCATAGAGTAATGGTTGAAGCAAACTTTGCAACTAAACTTATTGAATTGTTAAAGGAATCCGATGACAAGAGAAATATGTTTATGAAAATTAGACAGGCAGTAGCAGACAACAAATTAAACGACTATTCGGAAATGTATACAATGTTATACGACAAAGTAGACGAATACGCAACCGGAAATGTAGCAAATGTAATTTTAACAATTGCAGATGGTCTTTCAAAGGATGCATTAGTAGTAGATAAAGAAATTGTATTTATGTCTACAATTATACAAATATTAAACATTATAAAATAAAAATTATGCAAGAGCAAATGAGTCAATTACCGCCGAATTTCAATTTAAATGACGCGAGAGATATGGATTGTGAATGTGGTGGAAAGATTTTCTTACCAGGTTACAGATTCAAAAAAATTAGTAGATTATTAACAGGTGCACCAAAAGATTCGGTTATGCCTATTGAGTTGTATGTATGTGCAACATGTGGTAAACCTTTAAATGAATTACTTCCACAAGAATTACAAGAAACCAAAATCATAGAATAATGGCACAAAAGTTATTTGACCATATTAATGCAATAACTACCATACAAGACCCAAAGTATTTTGACAAACTTTCAGAAGAAGATTTGAAAACTTGGAGTAATTTTATGATTAATAGATTTTTATCAATGAAGCCTGAATGGGTAGAATTGATTGCGTCTATATTACCCTTAACACAAACTTTACAACCAAAAGAAATGTATAGTTTGTATATTAGTGTTATTCCAAAAGGTAAATACTTTTTGAAATATATTAAAGGAAAATCCGAAGATAAATACGAACAATTTATAGTAGACCTTTTAAAGAAAGAATACGATTGTTCAGAAAACCAAGCAATTGAATATTTGGAAGTTCTTTATGCAAGTAGAGAAGGTAGAGAATATATGAAATATGTTTGTGAAAAATATGGTATAGATAAAAAGCAAATAACTAAATTGAAACTAAAAATATAAATGTCTAATACATTTTGTATATTACCATTTTTACACATCAATGCATATCCTAATAAAAAATTAAAAGTTTGTTGTTATTCACAAACTTTTTTAGAAAATACTAATTTAGAAAATGATTCAATATCCGATGCTTTTAATTCGGATGAATATAAACAAATTAGATTGGATATGTTAAATGGTGATAAACCAAAATTTTGTGATGTTTGTTATAAAATGGATGATGAAGGTGCGGAAAGTTATAGAGTTAAATGGAACAATGATTACTCACATTTAATTCAGAAATATAAAAATAAAACAAGAAAAGATGGATATAATTATCCTGATTTTGTTAGATTAGATTTAAGACCTTCAAACATATGTAATTTTAAATGTAGAAGTTGCACATCGGAATATTCATCAACTTGGATTGAAGAACAAAATGCATTTAAACAATTTTTGGGTATTGCAATAGATTCCAACAAAACGGAAATAAACATAACAAATTTTGATATAGATAAACGATATTTAAAAAATATAGAACATATATACTTTGCGGGTGGTGAACCACTTTATATGAAAGAAATGTATGAGTTTCTTTCAAATTTGGAAAATAAAGAAAAAATAGAAATACATTTAAATACAAATTTTAGTTTAGTTAAATTTAATAACAGAGACATATTTGAATTTTTTTCTCAATTTAAAAGTATAAATTTTGGAATTTCATGTGATGGTATAGGAAATATTGGAGAATTTGTAAGAACTGGATTTAATACAAATAATTTCATAAATAATATGAATTTATTAAATGAAGCAAAGAAAAAATATAGTAATATTAAACATCTTTTTCAATACACTTGTTCTATTTTAAATTGTTTTGATTTTCCAAATTTTAGAAAAGAAATGTATCATATGGGATATGTGGATTCCGATTCTCAAATTCGATTTGGATTTGCAGAATATCCATATTGGTTAAATGTTTCTAATTTTGAAGAAAAACAAGCTATTATAGATTTATATACAAGACTTGATAAAACATTTAATTATAATGATTTAAAAACCGAAATTAAAAATTTTGTAATATATTTAAAAACAAATGAAGGACATCCAGAAAACACAAAAGATATGTTTAAAACATATATTAATTTTGGAAATGATTTTAATAAAACAAATATACCAAACGAATTGGAATACCTAAAAAAATATTTATGATTGATAAAAAGTATTTAATAACATCCGGTTGTTCATTCACCGAAGGACATAAAGTAGGGCCGAATGCATCTTGGGCAAAATATTTAGCGGAAAATAATAATTTGGAATTAATTAATATAGCTAAAGGTGGTGTTGGAAATGAAGTAATAACTCAAAATGTAATAAGTTACGCAACATTGAATCCTGAAATCGCTAAAGATAGTTTATTTGTAATTCAATTATCAGAATGTTTACGATTTTTAATTTGTTGGGATTCTTTTGATGAAAAAAGTAATGGTTCAATATATTGGCACCTAACTCCTTTACAATTTTTAGATAGACGGGGTAGTCGTAAAATTACTGCAGAGGGATTTGAAGGATGGGATTTAGAATTTCCACTAAATAAGTGGATATATAACAATAGATACAATATAGCACAATTGTATACAAATGTAACATTTTCTTTAATAAAAACATATCACAATATTATAAATTTTACAAATTTTTGTAAAGCAAATGATTATAAATTTTTAATATTCGATGGTATAAATAATCATATACCAATTTTAAACGAAAATAATGGACAATGGTTTTTAAAAGATTCACATGGTAACCCTAGATATGAACTAGCGGTTTCGGATGAAATATCCGATGATATTGATTTTTTTCATAATACACACCATCCATTTATTCATAAAAAAATAATAAATACAATAAAAGAAAATCCAAATTATTATAAAGGATATACTTTAAATGAGTTTATAAATTCAAATAATGAATATCATAAAGGAAATGATAACCATCCAAATGAATTAGGTTCAAAACTTTGGGCAGAACAACATCTACAACCAATTATAGAAGAATTATTTGGTAAATTCAAATAAATTGGGTATATTAGATATAATATGGCAAGAGTATCATTTTCACAATATAGTATGTGGCATAGTTGCCCACATCAGTACAAGTTAGCATACATAGATAAGTTGGGAGAAAATTCTTCTAACATCCATTCAATCTTTGGAACTGCAATGCATGAGACACTCCAAAATTATTTGGAGAAGTGTTTAAGAATATCAAAGTCACAAGCTGACAAAATGATTGACTTAAAGGAATATCTAAAAGAAAGAATGAGAGATGCATATCTTAAAGAAACAGAAGGTGAAATAGGAAATACTACAATATGCACCAAAGAAGAAATGGTAGAGTTTTTAGAAGATGGAAACGTCTTATTAGATTGGTTTCAAAAACCCAAAAACTTTAACAAATTCTTTTCGTTAAAACACGATGAGTTGGTAGCAATTGAACAACCTATAAACACAAAGATTTCGGAGAATGTAAACTTTATGGGTTTCATAGATTTGATTATCAGAGATACC